ATTCTGTGATGGGGTTTAATCTTCCCATAGATTAAGAGTTCTCAAGAATGCTTCGGCACGTTGTGCGGCGGTAGCACGCACAGCCGCTTCCCAGTTTGGCGAATAAGGGTCAGTGAGATTATCGAGATAGTATGCCCACTGTGATACAGTCAGACTTTTCTCCGCCTCGTGCATCGCGTTGAGGTCGTTAAGGTAGTCTGGCATTATCCCCCATGACCCATCTGGTCTTCTTGCGGCATACTGAATTATGTCAGGGTCACAGTCTGACCACCCGCACGCTTTAGCGATAGCAATTCGTTGTTTTTCTTTGTTCATTTTTCATTTTCATTGGTTAGTGTTTTAGTCGATGATTTCTTGAATGGCATCAGTGACTTCCGTAACGTAGATGCCGAATCGGTCACCATCGTAGCACGAAGCCACGATCGCGCTAGCAAAATCGCTCAAAAATTCTGGTCTGTGCGTTTTTACCGACCGAATGCTGCACGACGGTGTAAAAGCAATGACGGACCATCCGCTTGCTTGTTTGTTGTCTCGTTTACTTTTGATCTCGACGTATTGACCGTCGATGTCAACTTCAGTGATTGTTTTCATGTTGTAGGTAGTAGTTTGCAATTAGAAAAGCGTCAACGATTCCGTCATGTGGTGTTCGGCATCGTTTATTCGCTAACCAATCTTCGTCTGGCTCCATCTTTTTTGCAAGTGCTAAAGCTGCGCTTTTGGTTTTACCTTTCGGCAGCAAGCCCAACAGTTTACGTTGCCACTTATGGACATCAACGCAAGCCACTTCGTAATCGTGCGACTCACACATGCCTAACAGTTTGCCGAATGAGATGGCCATTGATCGCATCGCTTGCGACGAACGGGCATGTTTCAGTGGCTCTTCAATCGCGAACACAAAAGGCGTATTGAACTCTTGCAACCATTCATGCACTGCTTTGGTATCGACTTCTCGCTTGCCATTGCGCTGCATTGTCGGCATTGGCATATAAGCGATAACCGACTTGCCAAACTTTGACACTGCGCAAAGACCGCCATCCAGACCATTATCTACTCCTACGACCATTGAAAAGAGGATAATGGCTGAATGGCTTGAGTCAATCGTTGTTGGCAATCAGCTTCGCCGCGATCTCAACGACTCGCTCACCTTTCTCTGTCAAGAAGAAGAGACGAGAGTGTTTCGATCCTTTGCGCTGTAACTCCTCTTCGGTGCGCATCCTCCAGTCAACGAAGCCATCCTCATTCATCTTCTGAAGTTGTGACACGTTGGTCTGCCGTTTGCTGTTGGTAAGGCGTCGTATCTCAGCGACTGTGATTTCAGGGTCATTCTTGAGGGCCAGCAGAATCATTCCTTTGCACGTTGTGTCGATGCCTAAGTCCTTCAACCTTCGGAATACCAAAATGGCTTTGAACTGAGGTGATTGTTCGGTCTCAGTTTTCATCAGAACACTTGCGTTCTTCTTGCAGCAATGCTTTCGCCAACACTGAATAATTCATCAGGTCGTCGCAAGCGTCTTCGACGGATTCACCTTCAACGCGCAGTGAGCCATCATTCACGAATGACTTAATCCGCATCAGCTTATCCTGCATCCTCAACAGCAATCCGGTAACAGGATGCAGGCCCAACGAACGGGCTGACTTGAAGTTGGCTAGCGCATCAGTAGTAGTTTCACCACCACAGTAGTCTGAGTTTTTGGCTTTCATGATGTCGAGTGTCTTTGCAGACATCGTTTCATGTAGCTCGAATAGTTCTTCAGGTTTCATTTTTTCTTTGTTTCTGGTTTCTCGTAACAAGAGAGTTTTTCGGGTTGTGTGAATCGGGCTACTTGCAAGCTCTAATCATTACGTCAATGGCTTCTCTGAGTTGTGGCCATTCTTCCGGATCAATTTTGAGGTGGCCATCTTCTTGCCGCACGATGACAAATTCTCCGGCAGCTTCATCCGCAATCGAGATGTGGGAAGCTAATTCGTGGAATAAATTCTCACCTTCTGGAACGAGAGATAGCGTGGTATATCGTTGGATCATTTTCATAAATTCACATTCACTGAATCGCCTCTGACGAGAAGGCCATCGCCATGTGCAGGCACAAGCACCTTTACGCCTTTCGGCAACATTTGCAAATAAAAAACTTCTCTGGCTGTATGGGGAATCACGCGATACCACAAGCCATCTGCTTTTTGAGTTGAGAACCGAAACTCACCATTCGCTTCATCAATGCGGGTGATGAACTCCGGTCCAATCTCCGGTGTTTGTCTCTTAAACATGCCAAAGACTAGTCAATCAAAACTAGTTGGCAACAAAAATCGTCATCTTTTTTTCGTTTTTTGAACGGTCTCGTGAACAACATCAGCATCGACAACGTCTTTTTTGAGCTGTGACAGCGTGCCTTTGCCTTTATCCGCAAGACCATTATTAAGGATCGAAATGTCAATCTGCATCCGGCCTCCACTACCGCCGCCAGTTTTGGCATTCAGCCCTAAATTTCGTCGAATCAGTTGGTCTAGTTCAGAAAGCTCGCGCACCGTCTTTGGTCCTCTGAGAGCCTGCATACTGTCACGTAGTAGCTTGATACCAGCGGCGGCGATGTAGTGCTGATACTTGTCAGCCGCAGTGGTCTGTGATTCGGCAATCGCCGCGAGCACTTCGTCTTCCTTCTCTTGAGCCTGTTCACGTAGATTCGCTGCCGCAGAGTTGGTCAGCGATTCCAGAATCTCTTCAGGCTCTTCACCATTCGCGACTCGTTCTTCGGCTTTCGGCAACGGTGTTATTTCTTCAGGTTTCCGTTTATTGAATACGCCTCTGTTGGGCAGCGTTGATTTGGTCCACCAGTTGCGGACGGTGGTGATTGAGCGGCCCAGCTTTTCAGCAATGTGCTTATTGCTGACGCCTTCACAGCGCATAGCGTATGCTCTCCGGAACAATGGATTCTTCTCCATCATGTCCTCAAACGCTGCCTTGTTCTTTGGTTCTGGCTTCATTATTGTCAAAGTATGTCAAGCGAAGCTGAAAAACGCAAGGCCATTCTGGAGCCACAAATTCATCCAGTCACGAAGATGATGGACGTTGGTGGTTTGTCGATTCCACCGACGAGTTTGTTGACTGCGCTTTTGTATGGCTTTGCACACCATCCGAAAGTTCTTGCTCGTGAGTATTATTTTTGGAGGTGCTGCGACGAACTATGGAACAGAGATGATCTGCCAGAGCCTATGATGATCCGGCATCCATGGGCAGAGAAAATGATTCGGGCAGCGTTGAAGGATAAGTATTTGGCCATCGGCGGCAGCGCGAGCAGTGGCAAATCACATACGATGGCCGCATACGGAATCCTGCAATGGCTCAGTCAACCAGCAGATACGCTTGTGCTGATGACCAGCACGACGCTACGTGAAGCCCGTAAGCGGATTTGGGGTAGTGTCATGTCGTTGCTGTCAGTGATTGAGGGCGCACCAATCAAGATTCGGGATTCAATCGGAAACGCTGCGTATGTCAACGCAAATGGCACACTCATCGAACGTGCAGGTCTGTCGCTCATCGCGGCAGAAAAGAGCAAGACCAAAGACGCTATTGGTAAGTTCATCGGTCTCAAGCAGAAGCGGGTCATTCTCATTGGCGACGAGCTTTCGGAACTGTCAGAGGCCATTCCGAACGCTGGTCTGTCCAACTTGTCAAAGAACCCGTTCTTCCAGATGATCGGCATGAGCAACCCGAACAGTCGTTTTGATGCGTTTGGTGTGTGGTCCGAACCGAAAGAGGGCTGGGAAGCCATTGACGCGCAGAACGAAGAAGAATGGAAGACGAAGTGGGGTGGTAAGTATATCAGACTAGATGGTGAGAAGTCACCGAACATTGTCTTAGGCGAAGTCAAGTATCCATGGTTGCCGACGCAAGAGAAGCTGGACGAAGATAGGCTGCTCTTAGGTCCGGAATCTCGCGGCTACATGCGAATGGTGCGAGCGGTGTTCTTCGACAGTGACGAGACAACAGGCATCTACAGCGAAGCCGAACTCGCACGCAGCGGAGCAATGCAGACCGTCGAGTGGGCTGAGAAACCAGTGACTGTTGCCGGAATTGATCCGGCTTTCACCAATGGCGGTGACCGAACCATCATGTCTGTAGCCGAAGTGGGTTACGCGAGAAACGGTCAGTATGTCATTCAGTTCAAAGAGTGCATCCATTTGAATGATGACGCCACCAACAAAGCGGTGCCGCGAACGTATCAGATTGTTCACCAGATCG